GGGGGCAACACACGATCACATCAATAGGAATTGGTGATGCGTGTATCAACCAAGACCTTGCAATAAATACGCTACATAACAAAAATGCACTATGGGAAACATTAGATAAACTAGATAGACCTGATGTTATTCTAGCTAGTCCACCTTGCGAAAGCTGGAGTAATGCCAGTGCAATGATAAATGGAAATGCTTGTTGGAAACGTGAACCTAATAGCATTACTTCATTATTTGGTGAAATCAAGGAGAATAGTAAATTTACAATTCGTAATAACTCTGAATATAATCGTGTCCAATATAATTACGACAAGCAATTTTTAACACGGGTCAATGGTGAAATGTGTATTTATAATACGATAAAAATCATTGAACGTTATCAACCTAAAGTGTTCGTAATTGAAAACCCAGCTTATGGACGGATATGGGATTACATAGCAAATGTAATAGGATTTGTTATTCCTTATGAAAATCTAACTTATTACAATAACTACGATTATCCAGTAAAGAAACCAACAAAGTTTGGCAGCAATATTGATTTGAAGTTAATGAAAAACAATATAAAAGCTAAATTGCAATGGCATCAATTAAGTAATGTTGGAGGTAGATATAATTCACGTTCAAATATTCCATTAAAATTAATTCACGATATATTAAAACGATGTGAGGACTATGTGTATTAAAGATAACTGAAAAGGATAAACCAATATGAATATGTTTGGACAAGATTTTAACAATTATTCATTTGATGAATGTGAAACTGTTATTAAGAAAATTGCAAAGGATTTTGAAGAAAAACGACGTGAAGCAATCGCAAAATTATTTAAAATGCCTTTAGGTAGTGAAGATGTCATTCCTGAAATTTGTATCCATAAAGGCAATATAAGATTTTCCTATAAAACAAAAGTGGCAATCATTGAATATCAGGAACCAATATGTTTGACTGTTGAACGTGGATTATCTGATCCAAGTTCATTTGCTAGATTTGTTAGCGATGTAACAAAAGAAATTGGCCGTTTATATGAAAAAGCAATATGTGACATAAGAAAGAGGCAGATAAATGTATAGGATTATACGTGAAAGCGAAAAAATAAGACTACAACAAAGAATTGATCTATGTGGTGCCATTATTGGATTAATAGTTATGGGTATTTTGCTATTGATTTATTTATTGGTAATGTTGGTATATTTGATTAAATGATGTATGGGCGGTGAAATATCCGCCCTATCATAAGAGGTGAGTAAAATGAACGAAGAAAAGAAAAATGAATTAAGTGTTGGTGAGCCAGAATGGCAGGCTAGATTTCGTGGAGAATATAAACAGCTAAAAGATCGTTACAATAAACTTCACAAAATGATTGTTAAATATGATGCAGGAACCTTAGATTTTAAACCAACTTGTCCTATTGAACTATTGCGTAGACAAAAAGCTGCTATGGGAGAGTATTTAAACATACTTGAAATTAGAGCAGAAATTGAAAATGTGCATGGCTTAGATAATGATGATAAACCTAAATTAAAAAGCTATATAGCGGAAACTGGTGCGTGTGGGTAACTAAGAGGAAGAAAGGTTGAATAGAAAGTGTTTAGACGATATGAGAAAAGGGTTAATGAAATTCAAGCTGTGCAATATAACGGCACTAACGTTATGGAAATAGTCGATTTTATTGGTGATGTAATTGGTATTGATTGGTATGAAAACGCATCATTAGAAATCATAACAGATGATGGAAGAATCGAATGTTTTAAAGGTAATTATATTGTTAAAGATCATAAAGGTAAAATTAAAGTTCATGAGGTAAATGAATTCGAAACGACTTATAGAGAGGTAGAAGATTATGACTAGCGATGAACTAGGGAAGAAATGGCTGTTACAAAAGCTATATGATGATGGCTGGAGATATTGTGCATGTCGGTATAATGGAGAGTTATATTTAACCAATACAATGCCTATGGTGGATATGGAATCAGGCTATATAAATATTTACAGTTGTAATAAATTTGAATATGCTAATTGTTTGAAAAGTGTATTTCCTAAAATAAAGGGAAACGAAGTTTTAAATATTGCAAAAGAATTAGGCTTTATTGATTGGTCTAAAGTAAAGGTTGATACACCTATATTGGTTAGTCAAAATAAGGTGGATTGGAAACCTAGATATTTTGCACGATATACAAATGGAATTGTAGAAACTTGGTTGTGTGGATGTACATCATGGAGCATCGATAGTGCCAATGATACTTGTATCTGGAAATATGCAAAATTAGTAGGTGATGACGATGAATGAAATGGTTATTATAAACATTCTACTAGCGATTTGCCTTGTGGTTATTTTTAAAATGTCTTACTACTCCTATCGTGAAGCAGATGCATTAAAGCACTTTATGGTTTCTAATACATATAGAATGCAACTGCAGAAAATTGTTAGATCTCAAATACGGGATATGGTGATATGTAGTATTCTGTTTGTATTAAATATTGTTTGTGTGGTGGTCCTATGGTAGAACTTAGCAAAAAGGAATATCGTGAGCTGGCATATAAGTACCTGCATGAGGCAAGCAAAGCAGCATTACGGATTAAATCGTTAAAGCGTAATATCCAACGTATTAAAAACGATATCACGTCATTACGTGCCGTAAATTACGGAAAAGAACGAGTAGACGGCGGCGAACCATCTGGTATTGAGGATGATATTAACCGGTTACTTGATATGGAAATGAGGTACAAACGCCAAATCCATGAACTACTTACTAAACGTGATGATGCTTGTCGTATGATAGATTCGTTAACCAATACAGTTGGATCTATTATTCTCATGCAACAATATATTAATGGTATGTCGGCTAAAGGGGCTTACGCTTTTGTGGGATATGGTGAATCACAAGGAAAAGAATATAAGAATTTGGCTCTTATTGAATTAGGTTATAAACTCCGCCTTAAATCGGCTTAAATCGGCTAATTCCGACCTTTTAAGCCCCCTATATCTATGATATATTGTATGTGGAAGAACATGAGTTCATCTCCTAAGCATTTAGAGTACCAAACGCAAAAAGGCGCATCGTAATTGATGTGCCTTTTTTGCTACCAAAAATAATTATGACACAAATACACTGCATCAAGCACAAATGCTTGAATAATAAAAATGGAATATGTACGGCCAATGAAATATTTTATGATGGCTTATGTCAATCCTATATTACGCATTCAAGTGCTAGTAAAAATTCATGTGGATTATGTGTAAGAAAAAATGGGAAGATGATTCGCAAGGGCGGTAATACATTAAAGTGAGGTGATGATCCATTGCGAGTAAATAAAAAGAACTGGCTAACTGACCCAGATAATTTATTGCGTGCAGAAGGTTGGGCTCGTGATGGCCTTACTGATGAGCAGATAGCAAAAAATATAGGTATTTCGGTTAAAACCTTGTATAACTGGAAAAAGGATTCCTTACCTTTTTTACAGTCCCTTAAAAGAGGGAAGGAAGTCATTGACCTTGAAGTTGAAAATGCATTGCATAAACGTGCTATGGGTTACGAATATGAGGAGAAAACATACGAGAATGGAAAGCTCGTTAAAGTTGTAAAGAAACAACAGCCCCCAGATGTTACGGCTCAAATATTCTGGCTTAAAAACCGCAATCCTGAAAAGTGGAGGGATACGAAAAATATCGATGTCAAAGGTGAGCTTACGGTATCTGCTATGGATAAATTGAAAGCTGCACGGGAGAAGGCTAATGGAAAAACATGACGAGTTAATAGAGGCATTAGGCGCTCTTACGCATGATCCGTTAGCGTTTGTATACTTTGCCTATCCTTGGGGAGAACCGGGGACACCATTGGAAAATATGGAAGGTCCCGATGAATGGCAAATACAAATCTTAAAAGACATCGGGGAACAATTAAAGAAAGGTAAGTCATTACAAACCGCCATTCAAGAGGCGGTTGCATCTGGCCATGGTATCGGTAAATCTGCACTGATATCATGGCTTATTCATTTTGCGATATCTACTCATGAAAATACTCGTGGCGTAGTTACTGCCAACACGGAAGGTCAGCTCCGGACTAAAACATGGCCAGAACTTAGCAAATGGCACAATATGTTCATTGCTAAAGATTTGTTTACCTATACGGCCACAGCTATTTTTTGTAGCGATAAAGACTATGAAAAGACATGGCGCATCGATGCCATTCCTTGGAGTAAGAATTCCCCTGAATCATTCGCAGGTCTTCACAATCAAGGCAATCGGATATTGGTTCTATTTGATGAAGCCTCTGCTATTGATGATGTTATTTGGGAAGTAACTGAAGGGGCTCTTACAGATGCTAACACTGAAATTATTTGGTGTGCATTTGGTAACCCTACTCGTAATAGCGGTCGGTTCCGTGAATGTTTTCGGAAATATAGAAAGTTCTGGAATACATATCAAATTGATAGCCGGACTGTTAAGATATCCAACAAAGCTAAGATTGAAGAATGGTTAGAGGCTTATGGTGAGGATTCCGACTTCTTCAAAGTACGTGTGCGTGGTGTGTTCCCTTCCGCATCAGATTTGCAGTTTATCTCTACTGAAATTGCTGACAAGGCACAAAAGCAAGTCTATAAGCCGGGACAATTTGAACATTTGCCGGTAATCATTGGTGTGGATCCTGCGTGGACTGGTTCAGATTCCTTAGAAATAGTAATGCGTCAAGGCTACTATATGAAGTCGCTCGCATCTATTCCTAAGAATGACGATGACTGGCGCATGGCTCAACTGATTGCTCAGTTCGAGGACGAATACAAAGCTGATGCCGTATTCATCGATATGGGATATGGTACAGGGATATATTCCATTGGTAAGCAATTAGGGCGTAAATGGCGATTGATTGAGTTTGGCGGTAAGAGTAATGACCCTGTATACCTCAATATGAGGGCTTACATGTGGGGACAAATGAAAGAATGGCTTCGTGAGGGGGGCTCGATTCCACCGAATGACCAAGCCTTATACGATGATATCGTAGGGCCTGAAGCGATCATTGATAAAAATGGTCGCATTCAGCTTGAAAGTAAAAAAGATATGAAAGACCGAGGGTTGCCGTCTCCAAATAAGGGTGATGCATTAGCCCTGACCTTTGCTGCGCGGGTCGTTAAAAAAAGCGAAACAGGCAATAGGATTGTAGCTAATACAAGTTACAATCCTTTTTAATTGTAGAAAGTGAGGGATTGAGATGTGTATGAAAGGTGCATCTGCTAACTATACACCACCTGCTCCGGCTCCGACTGTTCAGACGAATATGAGTAATCAGACTGGTGAGGAAATGGCAGAAACTAAACGCAAATTTAAACGTGGCTTTGAATCTACTATCTTAGGACCAACTGGAAGTGGTCAAAAATCAATTTTAGGGGGATAGCATGGCGGAAATGGAATCTTTACTAGCTAGACAACCTACGGAAGGTGTTAAGCCTGTTAGACGTGATTATACGAAGTTGAGAAAGAAATTTTCGCAACTATTTAACGCACAGCAACGATACGTTAATAAGTGGAAGCAGTTGCGTGACTATCAGTTACCATTCATTGGTCAATTTGATGGTGAAGAGGACCAATCGGAACCTTACAACGGTAAAATCCTAAATCCTGTAGCTTGGGAATCCTGCCAGATATTCGCCAGTGGTGTCATGAGCGGCTTAACGCCTCCGAGCCGTAAGTGGTTTAAGTTAACCATGGAGAATATTGACGTAGCAGCGAATAGCCAAGTTGCGGAATTGTTGGATGAACGAGAGGAAATCTTGTATGCAGTCCTCGCTAAATCCAATTTCTACAGCGTAGTCCATCAAGTCTATATGGAGTTAACCATGGGCCAAGCTCCTATGGGAATATTCGCTGATAGTGAATCTGGTGTTCGTTTCACATCGTATCCGATTGGTACCTATGCCATTAGCACTAACAGTAAGGAAACCGTAAATATCTTTGGTCGTAAATACAAAATGACAGTAGATCAGATTGTCGAACAGTTTGGGTATGATAATTGCCCAGATAATATCAAGAATATTTACGATAACGGAAATAGCTTGCAAAATTCATTTACTGTTAATTGGTTAGTTGAACCTAACAAAGACCGTAAGGATAAGTTAGGGCGTCGCAATATGCCATACTCGTCCATTTATTGGGTTGAAGGCAGCAATAGTGATGAAGTTTTATATCATGGCGGTTTTGAAGAATGGCCAATTCCAATCGCTAGACATACGTCAATGGACTTGAATGGTTACGGTAAGGGTGCCGCATGGTTCGCTCAACCAGATTCACAAATGCTGCAGAAGTTAGAATTTGACTATCTAACCGCCGTTGAATTGGGTGTTAAGCCTCCTATGCAAGCACCGTCTGACGTTATCAGTACAGTTAACTTGTATCCGGGTGGTATTACAGAAATTGAGGGACAACATAAGGTTGAACCGATGTTCGCTGTGCAGTCTAATTTGCAAGACATTCAAAACAAGATAACAGTTACAGAGGATTCAATCAAGAGAGCCTATAGTGCGGATTTATTTTTGATGCTAGACCAAATCGACAAGGGCCAGATGACGGCTCGTGAGGTTATGGAACGCACTCAAGAGAAATTGCAACAGTTAGGCCCTGTGGTTGAACGGTTACTATCTGAGTTCTTGAATCCAATTATTGAACGTGTGTATGCGGTCTTAGATCGTGCCGGTGTGTTCCCACCTGTTGAGGATGAGGAACTCTTAGATCAATTAAACGGTCAAGAGGTGAAGATAGAATATATCTCGCCACTAGCACAAGCGCAAAAAATGAGTTCATTGGTAAACATCGAACAGTATTTTGCGTTCATCATGTCGCTGGCACAGGCTAATCCTAATATCGTCAACAAGTTCAATTTTGAAGAAGCCGCTAATACATACGGTGTAAATCTCGGTGTTCCGGCTAAGATTATTCGCTCTGATGATGAATATCAAGAAATCCTAGCACAGCAAGCACAAGCACAGGCTGAACAGGAACAGCAAATGCAGTTAATGCAAGCGGCTCAACTTGCTCCGGGAATGGCGCAAGCAGCCAAACAAGCAACAGACGCCGCCAATGATGGCAACCCTGCATTACAGCAGTGGCTAGGAATGGACGGTGTTTAGATGAAAACAATTAAAGATTATATGCAAGAGCGAGATATGCAAGCGCTTAACCACGTACTTAGCACAGAGCTAGGTAGGTGGTTTTTTTGTAGGCTCATGGACCGCTCTGGAATATTAAAGCAATCGTTCACTGGCAACAGTGAAACATATTTCAACGAAGGAAAGCGCAAGGTAGGACTGTTATTTCATGGTGATTTAGTTAAGTTGGGCACCAATGGAGTTAAACAGTATCACCAAGCGCAACTCGAATATATCGGGCAGCAAGAATATTTTAATAATTTAGTCGAAAAGGAGAAACAAAATGGCTGAAGAAAATATGGGTGCTAACACTAACATGACTGGCAATGAACCGGGCGCAAATCCGGACCAAAATAATCCTACGCCACCTACTGAACCACCTGCTAAACCAGATGGTGAAGGTAGTAATCCATCTGTACTAGGCGGTGATAATACGCCACCTACTGAACCAACGGTTTATGACTTCAAGGATGTATTTCCTGAAGGTACTGAACTTGATGAAACCGTATCCGCTGATTTTAGTAAGTTACTTAATCAAGTTGGTGCAACACAGGAACAGGCTGTTGAACTAGCCAAGTTTGGTAGTCAATACGCACAGAATATCTTGACTTCTTATCAAGAACAGCAAGAGCAAGCAATTGTTGAAAAACAACAAGCGGATTACGAAAACGCCAAGAAGGAATTAGGAGGCAAATTCGATGAAACTGTAGCTCTTGCAGGCAAAGGCATCGAAGCACTAACTAAAGCGGTACCGGAATTACGTCAATTACTTGTTGATAGTCACATTGACAACAACATCAACATGATTAAGGTGTTTGCGGCCGTTGGTGAAATGGTTCAGGAAGACCCGGGCAAAGGCACAAGACAAGCCGGAGCCGGTCAAAATTCTGATGAAGAAACAGCAAAACGAAAAATGTATCCATCTATGTATTAAGAAATGAGGTAAATAATTAATGGCTACAATTGGAACTCAAAATTTAACACTTTTAGACTTACAAAAACGAATGGATCCAAATGGTAATGTTGCTCAAATTATCGAGCAATTAGACCAATCAACAGAAATCATTCAAGATATGACGATGGTCGAATGTAACCAAGGGTCTAGCTTTGTAACTACTGTACGTAATGGTTTGCCATCTGTTACATGGCGTAAATTATATGGTGGGGTTCAAGCGTCTAAATCCGCAACAAGTCAAATTACTGACACTTGTGGTATGCTTGAAGCTTACTCTCAAACTGATAAAGCGATTGTTGATAAATCCAAAGATAGAGCATCTTTCCGTGCGTCGGAAGATAAAGCGTTTATTCAATCTATGGGACAAGAATTATGCCATACGATTTTCTATGGTGACGAAAATACGCCAGAGAAATTCATTGGCTTGGCTCCTCGATTCAATACTCTTGATATTAAGAAAGCAGCAAGTGCAGAAAACATTCTTGATGCAGGTGGCACAGGTAACTTAGCGTCTATTTGGCTTGTTGGCTGGGGCCCTTTATCCGTTCATGGTATTTATCCTGAAGGTTCTCAAGCAGGTTTACACCAAGAAGATAAAGGCGTTGTTACTGTTACTAAAGACGATGGCTCCATGTTTGAAGCATATCGTACTCACTTTAAACATGATGTTGGTTTGACTGTACGGGATTGGAGAAACGTTGTTCGTATTGCCAATATCGATGTTACGAAATTGACAAATGACGCTAAAGCCGGTGCAGATCTTATCAACTTAATGATTGAAGCGGAAGAACGTATCCCTAACCTTGGTGGTGTTCGTCCAGTTTGGTATATGAACCGTACATTGCGTACATTCTTACGTTTGCAAAAGAACACAAAACATGGTTCCACTATCACTGAAGATATGGAAATGGGTAAACTTGTTACTCGTGCAAACGGTGTACCAGTTCGCAAAATTGATGCATTGTTAAGCACTGAATCTCGTGTTATTGCGTAAAGAAAGGAACATAATTCAATGATTATTGATGAACAAAATACATTTTTCTGGAAAAAAGAAATCACTGCAAACACCAATTCTGACGTGGTGATGAATGGTAACGGTGGCGATGCTGCTGTTGCCTTATGGTTGTATATTCGTTTAGATAAAGACGTTACAGGTACACCTTTATTTAATGTGTACACATCTGATAAGGAAAATATGGCTGATGCCACATTGTTAACAGCTGTTACATTGCCACAGAACTCCAAAGCTGGTACAGAATACAAAGGTCGACTTCCTGCAGGTGCGAAAAAGTTCATTCGCATTAATGCCAATAATATGACTGCTGCTACTATTACAGGATTCTTAACAGATGGTGTTAATTTGAAATAAGAAGGTGCAACTATGAATTTTACGGCTAAAGAAACTATGTACCACGGCAACCGTGGATTAATTCAAGCAGGTGAAAATATTGATTTCTCTGAAGAAGAAATTAAAGAGTTTGAGCCTGATTATTTTAAACAGCTTTTCTCTGGTAATGAAGATGAAGTAGCAAAAATCTTTAACCCAAAATCTAAGTCTAAAGATAAGGAACCGGGTACTGAAACAGAACCGGGTGACAAAAATCCACCAGATGAAAATACTGAAGGTGACAATACCGGCAATGAAAATCCACCAGATGAAAATACTGGCAACGAAAAGCCTAAGAAAACAAACAAAAAGAAAACCGATACTACGGAAGAATAAGGGACAATATGAGGGGTGCTTATGCATCCCTCTATTACCATATAGGGGGAACTATGACACCTACTGATATTTGCAATCAAGCACTCGCATTAATTAATGCAGGACTGCTTTATTCATTTGAAGAAGAAACCGAACAAGGTCGCCAATGCCGTATGCAATATGCCCCAACTAGACAGTTGGTATTGCGACAATTCGAATGGAATTTTGCTCGCAAAAATGAAAGATTGGTATTGTCCGCTCATAAAATTAATGGGTGGAATTATGTATATGCGTATCCGGAACAATGCATTCGGATATTAGGTGTTATTCCACAAGGCGATCGCTTTCATGCGGAATCGCAACCGGAATACAACATATTTAATATTGGAAATAACAAAAAATGCATAGTGAGCGATGTGCCACTAGCATTCATTGATTATATATATGATGTAACAGATTTAGACGTTTGGGATTCCATATCCTTGTATATGCTGCAGTGTAAACTAGCTAGCGCATTAGCTATGCCGTTAACTGGCGACAGAGGACTGTTTGACCAAGCGTACAAGTTGTATCAAGCTGCAGTTCAAGAGGCTAAAGGAATGAACGCAAAGGAGCGTAAACAAGATACAGTTTATATATCTAGTTATGTGAAAGCGAGGGATTGGTAATGAGTAATCCTATCTATATCTCACAATTAGCATTTACAACTGGCGAAGTGTCGCCGGATGTCTCTAGTCGCTTTGATTTGGAGCAATATAAAAGCGCCTTATTAGAAGCAGAGAATGTGGTTATTCGTCCATATGGGGCCGTTGCTAAACGTCAAGGCAGCCAATATGTAGGGCAAGTTAAATATAGCGATAAGCCAACACGATTATTTGAATTTACTACAAATACTAACAATTCTTTCATGCTCGAGTTTGGCGACAAATATATTCGTGTGTGGAACTACGGAGTTTATACTGGAATTGAAGTTACGACTCCTTTCACTAGCGATATATTGTTTGATTTGAACTGTAGCCAATCAGGTGACGTTATGTTCATCTGTAGTGGGAAATATCCGATACAGACATTATCTCGGTATAGTGATATTGATTGGCGACTTGAAGCCTACAAGTTAACTGAACAACCGTATGACACAATTAATACAGACGTTAATTCTACTGTAACCGTAACAGGTGATACGGTACGCTCTAGTAAAGATCTATTTAATGCCGATATGGTTGGTATGGTCATGCAACTAGGCTATTTTGTTGCAGCCGTTCATACAAAAAATACTGGTGTTGTAGTAGAGAAAAAAGAAAAAAAGTCATTTATGGGCGGTGTTCATAAATGGAATGAGTACAACAACATTAATTACAATGTTGAATCCTACTCCACAGACCAAGACCTAGCTTGGAAGTTTACAACGCATGGGACATGGACTGGTACCGTTAAACTTCAAATTACCACAAATAATGGAACGACTTGGAAAGACTATCGCACGTATTCATCTAATAACGACTACAACGTAACCGATGCCGGCAAAATTGAACCAAATGCAAAGTTACGTATTCAATCGGATATTAAAAGTGGTGAATGTAATGTTGACCTTTCAATTCTTCCATACACCACATGGGGTATTATCGAATTTAAAGAATTCGTAGACTCTAAAACCATGAAGATTAATATCTTAAATGGTATTGTTGAAAACGAAGCTACTTCTAAATGGAAGATGGGTAGTTGGGGACGTAGTAATGGATATCCTAAGTTATGTACATTCTATCAAGATAGATTTGTAGTAGCCGCTACCAACAAGAACCCTAATTATATTTGGATGAGCCGGACTGGTGACTATCCAAACTTTGGGGTTGAAAAGGTAGAGGGGACTATCATAGATGATAGCTCGATTACCTTGCCGGTGATTAATCGTAAGATGTATGAGATTCGTCATCTTGTACCTGCGAACGATCTAATTATCCTTACAAGCGGTAATGAATGGAGTGTAAGTGGTGATAAAACGATTACTCCTACCAATTGTAATTTAAAAACACAGACGCAACGAGGGGCCTTATCATGTGAACCACAGTTCATAGGTAACCGTTGTGTATTCGTACAGGAACGTGGCGGCACTGTTCGTGATATGGGTTATAGTTACGAATCTGATAACTATACAGGGCAAGACCTCACGTTATTTGTTAAGACACGTGTTAGAGGGTATTTAACTATCACCAGTGCGTACGCTCAAGACCCAGACAGCATTATTTACTACATCCGAAATGATGGAGAAATTAATTGCTTAACCTATATACCAGAGCAAAAGGTGTACGGATGGTCACATTTCGTAACTAATGGTAAGTATCTATATTGCGAATCCGTGTCTGAGGGCGAACAGGATAGTTTATATACACTTGTCGAGCGCACATTACAGGGGAAAAAAGTTAAATGTATCGAGCGTATGGTACCGCTATATTCTGATGATGTGAATGTATTTTTAGATTGCTATGTTGAATTTAAATCGAGTAATGCAATTGATAGCATTAATATCCCTCATCTAAGTGGTCAAACTGTGCAAGTAGTAATCGATGGTAAACAACAACCAGATGTGGTTGTACCAGATGATGGCTTATTACAATTAAACGTCAGTGGTAGCAATATCAAAATCGGATTACCATTTACCTCTAAAATTCGTATTCCATCAGTAGAAATGCAAATGCAAGACGGCACATTACAAGGTCGAGTTGCTACGGTATTAAGAGTGGTATTGCGTATGTATAAATCATTTGGCGGTAAAGTTGGCCGTACATTTGACAAAATGGATGATATTACATTACCACCAAATGAACTATTTACTGGCGATAAGCCTGTAATTTTGCCTAAAATGGGCGTGAATTACTCAACTGATACATCGATATGTATAAAGCATAGTGATCCATTTCCATTTAATTTATTATCGATAACTCGCATAGTTGAAATTGGGGGAGGATTAAAAGATGTTCCGGGACTATAAAATTGATGAAATTGAGCCTACACGGCGAGATAAATTGATTCATGACCTAGAAGTCAACCTGAGGACAATAGACGCCATAGAAGTCCAAGAGGTGAATCGTTTATACCCTTTTAAGGATTTCTGTTCCGAGATTTGCAAATCTGATTATGATAGCCATGTCGTCGTAGAAGACGATGTGGCTATTTGCGTATATGGGATTGCAAAAGAACCAGTTAACGGAATGTATGGGATTTATTTCCTTGGCAATAAAGTATTAGAAAACGATATGCGGTGGCAGATGCGTTTTATCAAGTTAAGCAATCAAGTTATTGCAGGATGGTTAGAAACTCGTGAATGGCTATTCAATTATGTTCACACAACTAACATAAAAACGAAACGATGGCTCGAATCGATTGGAGCCGTTATTCATCCAACTGTAAAAGTTGGTGATTTAGAATTATTTACTCTCAAGAAGGAGGACTTCATATGTGCTTACCCGCAGCGGCAATCTTAACCGCAGTCAGTACTGGCATAGGGATGATTGCGCAACATCAACAAACAAAAGCTCAAGTTTCGATGTACAACGCCCAGGCACAAGCCGCAGACGCTAATAAGCGTATATCAGACAGAAAGCAAGAGCAAATTGCCATGCAACAACTCCAAGAGCGTGACAAAATGGATAATCGTATGCGTCTTGTAGCCGGAACGAATGCCGCTGAAGCAGGGGCAAGTGGATTGCAAATGGCAGGGTCCCCATTACAGTTAATGGCGTCCAGTTATGATGAATATAACAAAGACGTCTATAACTGGGAACAAAACAAGAATAATGCTATTTACAACGAATATTTGAATGGCATGAACTATCAGAATGAGGCTAACGCCGCACGTGCTTCCGCTAAAAATGCACGACGTCAAGGCAATTTGGCAATGGTAGGTAGTATTCTTGGTGCTGCATCATCTATGTATGCGTTAAAGCAACAATATGCCAAGCCTAAAATGAAGACTACGTATGGCGGTGACCCTACTGGTTATACAGATAAGGGGCCTGTGGTAACAGTTAAGCGTGATTACAAAATGAGGTAGTAGGATATGAAATTTGCTAATTATGATCCGACGCAAAAGCTGAATACGATTCAAGGCAGTACACAAGCTTCCGGTAATGAAATGGCATATGGCGGTAATCAACAGGGATTATCAAGTCTTGGTAAAGCTATTGGCGATTTAGGCTCAACTATGCTACAGATTCAAAAACAAAAAGAATTGGTAGACGTAGTAAATGCGACTAATGAATATACCGAAGCTATGAACCAAGCTATGTATGACCCCGATAATGGCCTTATGAATCGTAAAGGCGAAAACGCATTAAATATCCCTACTGATTATAGTGAGATTGAATCTGTTAAACGAAATGAAATCATGAGAAAATATGGTTTTAAAATGACCGATTCGATTAATGCGTTTAATAAAGTTGTTGATAACGACAGAATAAATACGATAAATACAATCAATCGATATGTTCGCGGCCAATATGAAGACAGTGCTATGAAGGCGTTGAATATGAACATTCAAAATATCGCTAATAACGGTGTTGTAAACAGCAATCCCGATTCATTTGGACAAACTATGCAACAAATAAGCGGTAGTGTTCATGCTCAACTTGCCAATCTTGGATATGACGATAATACGATTAATCTTCAAGTTAAAAAAGCACAGCAAGATACTGCAGTTACCATGATTGAAAAGAAAATCTCTGATGATGATTTAGACGGCGCAAATAAGATGATTAATGCCGCCGCTGAATCCGGATTGATTGACGAAAAGGAAATCATGGGATATCGGCAAAAGGTACGTAAAGCAAGTATGGTATTAGCAACCGGTAATGAAAAGACTATTCGTGATGTTATTGGCGAATTTGACCCATATGATCCAGACCTTTTAAACAAAGTTACCAACAAATTATTTGAAAGTGGATTTGGTAAAGTTGCCGGCAGTACTGGTGAAGCTACCGTAGAAAATTTGAAAGCGGCCGTGATGGGACAGGAAAGCAGCGGTGATGCTAGCGCTGTTAATGGTCGGACAGGTGCTTATGGTTTATTTCAAATATTACCGAGTAATTGGCCTGAATGGAGCGCACAAGCAGGTATTCCGGGCGCTGATATGTCTGACCCGGAATCACAAAAAAAAGTCGCTGCATTCAAATTAGGCGAATATGCACAAAAATATGGTGTTGAAGGGGCATTTGCTGCATGGTATGCGGGCCCTGTGAATGGGCAACGTTGGAAAGACGGTGCACCAGATGCCATTGATAGTGACGGCAATCATTATTCGTGGGATGCACCTCAAGGAAACGGTGATGAGCCTAGTGTTCGCCAATATATACAAGAAGTTAAATCACGTCTATTTAATGGGCAGGCACAAGCGGAAACTCCCGCACAGGCTCAACAGCGTAAAGAAATGATTCAACGTAATGTTGCTACCCAACTGCAACAGATTGCACATAGCCGCGCTGTGGCATTGGAAAATCAAAAAGCTGAGGTAGAACAAATGGTTGCTGCTGATGCTAAAAACGGTGGAACCGATGTAACGGCGTTGAAGATTAGACAGGATTATGCTGCTACTCATCCTGAATATGCAAGAGCTATGCAAGGTCAACTGAATCAAGCACAAATAGCAGTTAATAAAGCAGCAGCGAAAGCACTGCAAGCTAAAGAGGTAAATGTACTAGGGGTGAAGACAGCCATTGCTAATGGTCAATTTAAAAGCATGGATGATCTAAATAATTTTATCAGTCAAATGGGCGTATATTTTAATCCTCAACAATTATCACAAATTAATAAGGAATTTGATGAATACGCTAATGGTACTGGCAAATACTCTCCTAACATGAAAGGCATGAAGAGTAGTATAGAAAGTCTTGCTGGTAGAAAAATTGATGGGGTTGAATGGCAAGGCGTGTCTACTGCAGTATATCCAAAGGTTCAAGAATTTAGAGAAAAGAACGGGTATGACCCGTCGCCTGCACAAATGGCGCAATGGGGTGCAGAGGAAGTAGCGCAACAGGCAATTGCATCAACCAAAACAGGCGAGTTCTGGGGCGCAGGCAAAATGGCAAATTTCTTCGGCGGTAAAGGTTCTGCAGTTACATATACAAATGCTCAATTGGCTGCCAATGGTATGTATGGGTTATATAATACTACAGGCGATGATGGTCAACCTTATTATGTTTATAAAGATAGTAGCGGAGATACACATACAATTACACCAGAAGAATTGGCAGAAAGGTTAGGTCAATAATGGGTAACTATAAAATCACACCAGAACAAGCGACAAATGGTACTTTTGGCATTCAATCTAATGCACATACGTCATTTGAAGGTGTGGTCCAACAAGAAACCACCGATAATTCGTATGGCAAGGCAATAAGTAATGTCGCTAGTGGATTAAATGATTGGTTACATAAAGACCCGTCGCAAGCTACAGTAGATACTAATAGCTTGAATGCATTGGCACAAACAGACATAACACCTGAACAAAGTGAAAACTTTGTAAATAAGGCTAGTGAAATATTACAACCTGCTATGCATCGTGCAGAGCAAATTTATCTATGGAACAAAGAAGATTGGAGCCGGTCTGCTATTGATAGCGGTGAAAAGCTAGGCATTAATCCTGATTTGATTATGGCAAGTGGCCAAGAAGGTATCAGACGTGCTGAATTGGCCGCAGCACAAATGGATAGGGGTAAAACGATTCAAGAGATTCGTGATATGTATCCAGAACTTAACACTATAAATTATAAAAGTTCTGCTGAAGCAATTACTGCATTACGCAATCTTGAATCCATTAATAATACTCACGGCGTATTTGATGCGGTCCAACAGAATGTTTGGTCTATGAATGACCAAATCTTACGCGCCCAAGCCGGGTATAAATTATCCCAAGAAAACGACCCAAATAAGATTGCTGAACTAACAGCCGAAATCAATCAGTTAGACGAAAACCTATCTAAATACAGGCAGTCTGACGGTAGTAATATATTAGAATCTGTTATTGGAGAAACTGCAGCCCAAGGGTATATGATGGCTGTACATGCTATCAAAGGGTCGAATCGTGCTGCAGAAGGTATGGCGTTAGGTGCAGCTGCTGGTGCAGTAGCAACTGCACCAGTCGGTGGTGAGGGTGCTATTCCGGGTGCATTAGTTGGTTTGAGGACTGGCACACAAGTAGGTATGGCGGAACAAATGTATCAAATGTCATTCGGAAGTAAGTACTTAGAACTTATTAACAAAAAAGATGCAAGCGGTAATCGAGTATATTCCAATGAAGAAGCGAAAGAGTATGCTATGTCATTTGCTGCAATCGATGCAGGGATTGAATTTGTGGCCACTCGGGCTATTGGTAAAGCAGCATCTAAAATCGCTCCTAAGTCCGCACTTGCCAATGCAATTTCAAGAGGGACTACTAATGCAGCTGAGACATTTAATCGTGGTATTGGTATTACTGCTGCACAGGTGGCCAAGACTTCTATTAAGGCGGGCGCTCCAGAGTTGTTTGAAGAAGGGTTACAAGACGTCAACGAAAAATTACAGCATAACCTATGGCGTAAATCGAATGATCAAGAGGGTCCATATTCTGTAGGTGATATGTTTGTTGGTGCCGGCGAAGCTATGTGGCAAGCACTACCTGCCGTTGTTGGTTTTGGTGTAATTGGTGGTGGCATTAGCGGTGTTCGTACCATGAAGGCTTTTAAAGACTTTCAAAAGTTATCACCAGAAGAACAACATATGGTGGTGATGGAAGAACAAAACCGTAACGGTCATGTTATCATGCAGAATTTAAAAAACGATGCTGCGGCTAACAAATTGGCAAAAGAAAACCCTGAGTTGTATGGAAAAATTGTACAAGCTCAAGGCGATAATATAGGTGTGTCTACTGCATATGTAAATGTTAATGAAATGGCTGAAACTGCAGAAGGTCAAGCGGCTATCCGTAATATGGTAGATGCAGGACTTACTACTCAAGAGGAAGTATCCAAGGCAATTACCGCCGATGCTCCAATCGAAATACCTATCGGGTCCTATGCTCAATTAAGCGGTGGCTTATCGGAAGAAACAGTTAAAGCGCTGGAAGAATCCTCTTACTTTACACGTGGTGGTCTTTCTATGAAAACACTTGAACGTGCCAAAGAAGAAGTACATGCTATGAAAGACCTTGTTAAGGATGATACTGAAAAACGTGCAGAGCGTGTTAAGAATGATATTATTCGTTCCTACTTTGATGAAACATCCGATGTAGATAAAGAAATGCTTGATATAGTTCTTGCGGATCCGACACACATTAAACAAACATTTAACAATGTGTACAAGGAATTAACCGAGCAATACCGAGAACAATATACAAGTGATTTTGATGCTATGGATGCAGATTTAGAAACCGCACGTACTAGCGGTGTAACCCCTACATGGTTAGGTGAAAATAAACCACCACGTTCAAATGCTGAACGTAGACGAATGGCATATCAATCTAGCCTTGCTCGTACGCAAAGTGCATTAGCGGATAATCCGGAAGCACTTAATCAAGCAGGAGCTCATTATGCTGATATGGAGCATACACTCAAACAAATTGAGTCACTAGAATCTATGCGAGATAAGCTATTTGAATTGGCGAATAATGACATAGCGTTACGGATGCAATTATCTAAAAGTGGATATGATGTATACAACGAAGTAGTTA